GGGTCAAAAGGGGTCGTTGAATCCCTAGTCACGAAAAAATCGCACCATTTTGTTTTTGTTTCCAATGAACACACCCAAAAAAATCGAGTCCCTTCCCATCTCCGCCCTTGTTCCCTTCTCGGGGAATAGCCGCACTCACTCTGCTGAGCAAGTGGCTCAGATTGCCGCTAGCATCCAAGAGTTCGGATTTACGAACCCGCTTCTCATCGACAAGGACAGCGTGGTGATTGCAGGCCACGGTCGCTTGCTCGCCGCTCAGAAGTTGGAGATGACCGAAGTCCCCTGCATCCGTCTTTCTCACCTCAGCCCTACCCAGGTGAACGCCCTTGTCCTCGCCGACAACCGCATCGCCATGAACGCTGGCTGGGACGAAGAACTGCTCAAGGTGTCCTTGCAGGGTCTGACGGAGGAAGGCTTCGACACTTCTCTGCTCGGCTTCTCGCAGGCCGAAATCGAGAAGTCTCTGAGCGAGTCTCTCGCCGAGGACGAAGCCCCCGAGGACTTCAAGGAAGTGGACGAGAACATCGACACCGAACACCAATGTCCGAAGTGCGGCTACGCCTGGAGCGGTAAGTCGAAATGACGAGGAGAGTCCGAGAGACTCTGGCGGCGGTTGTCGCTAAGATTGACGGCCCTGTTGCCGTTGCCGTCTCTGGCGGCATCGACTCCTCGGCCCTGGCCCTAGTCTGCAAGGACATGGGCAAGGACGCTCGCCTGCTCTCGTTCACTCTGGATGGTCGGCTTTCCAGCGACTTCTCCGCCGCCCGCCGTCTTGCCGACAAGTTCGGGTTTCAATTCATCCCAGTCATCTTGCCTAGTGACGACAAGACGATTGTGGATGACATCAAACTCCTCATCAAGCGGTGGGGAGTTAGGAAGAAGACCGCCGTCGAATGTCTGTTCCCCTTCCTTCATGTCCTCAGGAAGATGGAGGCCGAGGGACTCAAGACCCTCCTCTGCGGCAATGCCGCTGACGGACACTTCGCCCTGTCGAAGAAGGCGATGATTCACTACCGAGAGCCGAAGGAGAAGTTCCAGCAGTTCAGGTCGAACTACTTTGCGAACCCCGATGCCGCTCAGGTCAAGACTCTCACCAAGATTGGAGCGGAGAAGGGCATCACCGTCCTGGCTCCATACTTCAACAGGGAGGTGTTCGAATTGTTTAAGGACAAGTCCTGGGACGAACTGAACAAGCCTCGGCAGAAGGAGGCAATCAGGCGTGACTTCCCCGAACTTGACTGCTTGAAGATTGGCAAGCACACGAACCTGCAACTCGGTGACAGCGGCATTTCCGATAAGGTCGGGGAGGTTGCCATTCGCAACTTCGCCCCCACCGCCAAGTCCCCCATCACCGCTTACAACCGAATTGCCAAGACCAGATGAAGCCCCCTTACAGAGTCCCTTCTATGGACGAAATCCGCTCCCTTCCTTGGAACGGACTCAACGCAGTCTCGACCTTCTCTGGTTGCGGTGGTTCTTCGCTCGGATACCGAATGGCGGGCTTCAAGATGCTCTGGGCCTCAGAGTTCATTGATGCGGCGAGGGAGACTTACAAGAGCAACGCCGCCCCTTACACCATCCTGGACGGTCGGGACATCCGCAAGGTTCAGGCCGAGGAAATCCTGGAGGCAATTAAGATGAAGCCTGGGGAACTCGACCTGTTCGATGGTTCTCCTCCCTGCTCCTCGTTCTCTACTGCTGGCAAGCGTGAGAAGGGCTGGGGTGTCGTCAAAAAGTATTCGGACAAGGAACAGCGGACAGACGACCTGTTCTTTGAATACATCCGACTTATCCGTGGTGTTCGCCCTAAGGTGTTTGTCGCTGAGAATGTCTCAGGCTTGGTTAAGGGAACGGCAAAGGGCTATTTCCTCGAAATCCTCCGAGAACTCAAGGCGAGCGGATACAAGGTCGCTTGCAAGGTTCTGGATGCTCAATGGCTTGGAGTCCCGCAGGCTCGCCAGAGGACGATTTTCGTAGGAGTCCGAGACGACCTAGGGATTGAACCGAGTTTCCCAAAGCCTCTCCCCTACCGCTATTCTGTGAAGGATGCGATTCCGTGGATTGTGCGGGCCGAGCATGACACCTCTGGTCAGTTCTCTGTCGGGGACATCACCAACCGCCCAGCCTGCACAATCACGACAAGTGCTCATATCTTCGCTCATGTCGTTGTCCCTGAGACGGACATCAGCAAATACGCCATCGGCAAAGAGTGGGACAACCTCAAGCCTGGGCAACAGTCCGAGAAGTATTTCAACCTCATAAGGACAGACCCTGACAAGCCTTGCCCTACGATTTGCGGCAGTCACGGCAGTCCTTCCATTGCTGGCATCACCCACCCGACCGAGAAGCGGAAGTTCACCATTGCGGAACTCAAGCGAATCGGGGGCTTCCCTGATGACTTCATCCTGACTGGCAACTACTCACAACAATGGGAGCGGATAGGTCGAGCCGTCCCGCCTGTGATGATGAGCCATATCGCCGCCGAAGTCCGAGATGCAATTCTTGCGAAACTAAAAAAATGAACATCCCTAAAGAGTGGACCTTCAAAACCGCCGAAGTCGCAACAGGCTTCGATAATCATGTGCGTATGCAGTTGCCGTGGTATGAACTGACAACAGGAGTTGTCGCCCATATCGCCCGCCACTACATCCCAGAGGGAGGTCTTGTGTATGACATCGGGGCAAGCACAGGCAACATCGGCCTCGCCATCAAGGACACCCTGGAGTCCCGCAAGGCTAGGCTAGTCGCCATCGACAACTCGCAGGACATGGTGAACCTCTATGCAGGCCCAGGCGATGTCGTGACCGCAAACGCCGAGGAGTTCGACTTTCAGGAATACGATTTTGCCGTCCTGTTCCTCTGCCTCATGTTCATCTCCCCTAGCAAGCGAGCCGAACTGATGAAGAAACTGCGGGCAAAGGTTCGCCCAGGCGGGGCAATCGTTGTGTTCGACAAGTGCGTTCCCGCTTCTGGGTATGTCGCAACGATTCTCTCCAGGCTGACAATCGCAGGCAAGGTGTCTGCTGGGGTAGATGCCAAGGAAATCGTTTCTAAGGAACTCTCGCTTTCTGGAATCCAACGACCCATCGCTGTCTCAGAGATTGAACCTGCCATCGAAGTTTTCCGATTCGGCGACTTTGCAGGCTGGATTATTGAAGGCTAAGGATGGCGAACGACACCGCCAGCCCCACAGTCCCAGTCGGGACTCTGGCTAAACTTTTCAACCTTACTGATGTCAGGGTTCAGCAGTTGACGAAGTTGGGCGTGGTCGTGAAGTCGGGCCACGGAAGATACGACCTGTGGCAAAGCGTGAAGGGCTACATCAAGTATCTGCAAGACAGGGCAGGGGTCAAATCGGCTACAAGCGGAGGAGAGCAGGACGAGACAGGCGAACTGGGTCATCATCGCTCTCGTCTTTACAAGGCAAAGGCTGACCAGGCCGAACTTGAGTTCGCAATGGCGGTCGGCAGAGTGCATGAAGCCAAGGCCATCGAACTTGTCTGGAGCGACATGATTCTGAACTCACGCTCAAGGCTTATTGCCATGCCTCCGAAATACACCCCGATGTTGCTCAACAAGAGCGACCCTAACGAGGTGAAGGACATTCTCGAAAAGGCAGTCAACGAATCCCTTAATGAACTCACAAATTACGACCCGACCAGAGTCGCTCATTCGGCTTTTTCGCAAAATAAGCCAGCAGTGGAAACTGCAAGCGAAATTGACGGTGAGCCAATGGGCTGACGCTAACAGGCGTTTGTCGAGCGAGTCCTCTTCCGAGTCTGGCAGGTGGGACACCAGCCGTGCCGAATACCAGCGTGGCATTATGGATGCCTGGAACGACCCGCTCGTGGAGCGGACTGTTGTGATGTCCTCCTCCCAGGTCGGTAAGACCGAAGCCATCAATAATACGATGGGCTACATTATCGACCAAGACCCAGGCCCGACCATCCTGATGCAACCGACTGTCGAGATGGCGGAGACTTGGAGCAAGGACAGATTCGACCCGATGGTTCGGGACACCTCCTGCCTCAAGAGAAAGATTTCAGACTCTAAGAGCCGAGACAGCGGGAACACCATTCTGCACAAGCGGTTCAGCGGAGGTCAGGTGGCTCTTGTAGGAACGAACGCCCCTAGTCAGTTGGCATCACGCCCTTGCCGTTATGTCCTGGCGGACGAAATCGACCGCTACCCCGCCTCGTCTGGCGGGGAGGGCGACCCGCTCGCCCTTGCCCTCAAGCGAACCACGAACTTCTGGAATCGGAAAATCATGCTGGTCAGCACCCCGACCGTAAAGGGGTTCAGCCGAATCGAAATGGCGTTCCTGGAGAGCGACCAGCGATTCTTCTTTGTGCCTTGCCCGCATTGCGGGGAGAAGCACCTGCTTCGCTGGGGCAATGTAATCTGGGACAAGTCGGACGCAAAGAACCCTCGCTTTAAGTGTCCGCATTGCGAAAAGGAATATAACGACCATCAGAAGAACAGGGCCGTGATGAAGGGAGAGTGGAGAGCCACAGCCCCCTTCAAGAAAACGGCGGGCTTCCACCTCAACGAACTTTATTCCCCCTGGCGGAAACTTGCGGAAATCGTCAGCGACTTCCTTGAGGCTAAGCCCTACCCCGACCGCCTTCAGGTCTGGGTCAACACCTCCCTGGGTGAAACCTGGGACGGAGGAGGGGATGCGGTCAGCGAACACGAACTGATGGACAGGCAGGAGAAGTATGCCGCCGAGGTTCCCGCTGGAGCGTTGTATCTTACGGCTGGCCTCGACACTCAAGAGGACAGAATCGAGTGCGAGACTGTCGGCTGGGGTGGGGGAGAGCAGTCCTGGTCTATCGACTATTCGGTGTTTTACGGCGACCCGAACATCCCTGAGGGGACGGCAGGAAGCCCCTGGGATGCGGTCAACGACCATCTCCGCAGAAACTGGAAGCACGAGAGCGGGGTGGAGATGGCCCTTCAGTCGGCTTGCATCGACTCTGGCGGCTCCCGAACCCAGGCTGTCTACGACTATGTGAAGCGGCATAAGGGGCAGAGAATCTTCGCCATCAAGGGCCAGCCAGGGGAGAACCTACCCATTGTCGGCTCTAAGTTGCACAAGAGGTCAGGCCGCTCTATGCGGTCTGCCGACCTTTACTTGGTCGGTGTCGATAACGCCAAGAGCGTTATTATGAAGCGGCTCAAGATTGACGAGCCAGGCCCAGGCTACTGCCATTTCCCGAAAGACCGTGACGCTGATTACTTCCGACAACTTACCGCCGAAACCTTGCGGACAAAGTGGGTGAAGGGCTTCCCGAAGCGAGAGTGGCATAAGCAGGACAACCGCCGCAACGAAGCCCTCGACTGCCGAGTGTATGCGTTTGCCGCCCTCTACATCATGCAACCGCAAATGGACAAGGTGGCGTTCCGTCTCAAACAGGCGAAAGAATCGCTTATGGCTCAGCCCAAAACTACGGCGGAAGAACAGGAAAAGCCTATGATTGCAGAAGCCGCAAAAGAATTAAAAGCACCTATCGTGCAAAATCCGACCTCTAAGCCCAGCCGTCCCACAAGACGAAAGGGCGGATTCGTGAACTCATGGCGAAACTCGTAAAAGGCGAAACCTTCAAACTCGACCTCGACATCGTTGCGGATTCCGTGACGGTGACGGTCGCAGGCCCGACAAAGGTGACTGGAAGTGCCACGCTTGACGGCGGCATTTTTAAGTATCGCCTAGACACATCGGGCCTTCAGGTCGGCCTATACGCTTACGAGGCATTTATGGTCAAGGGTGGGGAAACCACCCATGTCGTCCGAGACACCTTCATGCTCGGCGAGTCCCTGGGTTCAGCCCCCTCTGAGAACTACGATGCAACATCTGACCAGCCTAAGGCGGCTCAGATGGTGGAGATGATTCAGGCTTGTATCGCTGGCAACGCCTCTGAGGGCGTGAAGTCCTATCAAATCAATGGGCGAAGCCTTGAGCGATACAGCATTGCCGAACTGCTCCAGTTGCTGAACTATTACAAGAACGAGGCGGCACTTGAGGCTCGCAAACTGAAGGGCAAAAGCGTCCTCGGCCCCCGCATTGAGTTCCGAATCTAAATGGCATTTTTCGACTTCCTTCGTTCCAAGCCTTCCGCCAATCGGAAGGGTCGCCGTGATGTTCCTTTCATCCCATCGCAGTTGCGTTCGTTGCTGACTGCGGCGGGACAGACTAGGCTTGAGACGACCTGGACAACCACCCCCACCACCGCTGACGCTCTGATTTATAAGTCCTGGGGGACTATCGTTGCCCGCTCCAGAGAGCAGACTGAACACAACGACCACGCCCGCAAGTTCGTTATGATGATGCGTGACAACATCGCTGGCCCTAACGGATTCGTTCTCAACGGACAGGTTCGTGACCCTAACGGAGAACCTGACACCCTTGCTTCTCAGGCTCTGGAGGACGCTTTCGCAATCCAGTCAGAACTGGGCAACTTTGATGTCACAGGCACTATGAGCCGCTCCGACACGGAGCGTCTTGCGGTCACTACTCTTGTGAAGGACGGCGAGGCCATCGCCGTATTCCGATTCGGCAAAGACCTCGGGCCTTTCGGCTTCGCCATTCAGATGGTCGACCCGATGTTGCTCGACCATCAGCATTTCGAGGAACTGCCTAGCGGAAACCTTGTCAGGCACGGAATCGAGTATGACAGCAACTCCCGCCCTGTTGCCTATCACTTCAGGGAGTTCGACCAGCGTCTAGAGTCTTACACAGGCTACACCAGTAAGGTTAAATATAATCGGGTGGAGGCTAAGTATGTCGTTCACGCCTTTGTCCCCGAAATCATCGGTCAGAAGCGTGGCCTCCCCTGGATGCGAACCGCCCTCGGTCGCCTTCGTATGCTCTCGGCTTTCGAGGACTCGGCCCTCGTCAACGCCCGCATCGGTGCGGCAAAGATGGGTTTCTTCCGTGACCCTGAAGCAAACGCAGATGAGGTCGAGAACCTCCCTATGGACGCTGAGCCTGGGGTGTTTGAAAACATCGGGAATAAGGAGTTTGTGGCCTTCAACCCCGCTTTCCCCGACCCCTTCATGGGGCAGTTCACTCAGTCCCTCCTTCGCTCCATCGCTTCGGGTCTTGGCATCTCGTATAACAACCTCGCCAGCGACCTGACTAATGTGAACTTTTCCAGCATCCGTCAGGGGACGCTTGAGGACAGAGAGTTTTACAAGGGTGTTCAGCAATGGTTCGCCTCGGCCTGGTGTAAGAAGATTTACGCCGCTTGGCTGGAGGTCGCCCTGCTTGGGCCGAACCTGACCGTTGCTGGTAAGCCCCTGAAGGTCGAACGGAAGAACAAATATATGGCTGTGACCTTCCAGGGTCGCCGCTGGACTTGGATTGACCCGATGACCGAGGTGCAGGCCAATGTCCTAGCCATTCAGAACAACCTCAAGAGCCAGTCGTCTGTCATTCGTGACGGAGGAGAGGACGCAGAGGACACCTTCCTCGAAATCAAGAGGGAGAAGGATATGCAGAAGAAACTAGGCATCGAACCTCCTCCTCCCCCTGGCTCTCCGATGTCTCAGAAAAATGCGGAAGCCGCAAAAGAAAACGGAAAGCCGAAAGCGTAAACTTTCAACACGATGAACAAGTCGGAAGAATCTACTCCCGAAGTGAAAGACGAAGCACTCAGCCGTGCCTTGTCGTCTGTGCATAAGCGGGAGATGACCTTCGGTGGTTTCAACGCCGAGAAGCGAACCGCCGAACTTTCTTTCTCCAGCGAAATCGAATACGAGCGTTTCCCTGGTTTCATCGAAGTGCTTTCTCATAACGAAGGTGCTGTTGACCTAGCCCGCATGAACAGCGGTGCTAGCGTCCTCTTTAACCACGACCATGATAAGGTTGTCGGTGTTGTCGAGTCCGCCAAGATTGGTGGGGATAAGAAGGGCCGAGCGGTAGTCCGTTTCGGTTCGTCTGATTTCGCCAATCAAATCTGGAAGGATGTGCAGGACGGAATCCTGCGTAATGTCAGCGTCGGCTATCGCATCAAGGAAATGAACCTCACTCAGACCCGAGATGACGGCACTAAGGTTTACACCGCCGCTTCCTGGGAACCGTTTGAAGTCTCAATCGTCACAGTCCCTGCGGACCAGACAGTCGGAGTAGGCCGTGGCCTGCAAGCCGACACCAAACCCACAACCCCCCTCAACTCTCATCCCATAATCACCATGTCCGAAGAAATCAAAAAGCCCATCGCAGACCCTCTCGCCACCGAGCGTGAGCGGACTCGCTCCATCCTCGCCGCTGGCAAGGAATACAAGGCGGAAGAACTCGCCTCCGAATTTGTCAGCAATGGCAAGTCCGCCGAAGAGTTCCGCTCTGAACTCCTCGCCATCGTTCACAAGCGAAACACCAAGGTCGTTGAAGCCAGCAAGCCGCTCGGCCTCACCGAAAAGGAAGTTCGCTCGTTCTCCTTCGTCAACCTCATCCGTGCTCTCTCCAGCCCGACCGACACCCGCTCTCGTGAGCAGGCCAAGTTCGAACTGGAAGTCTGTCAGGCGGCGGCTGACAAGTCCCACCGTTCTGTCCGTGGCACAGTCATCCCTGTGGATGTCCTGACGAACCCGCTCATCCGTGGCGACATCGTCTCCATTCAGGGCGGTAATGGCTACGCTGGAACTGGCGGCAATACGGTTGCCACCACTCTCTCGTCCTCGTTCATCGAAATCCTCCGCAAGCGTACGGTTGCTATGCAACTCGGCTCGCAACTCGGCGGTCTTGTCGGCAACCTCGACATCCCGAAGCAGTTGACTGGCACGGCTGGCTACTGGATTGGTGAAGATGCCTCCGCTCCGACTGAAGATGTGACCTTCGGCCTGGTTGAACTCCGTGGCAAGACCGTTGCCGCCAAGAGCGAAATTACCCGCAAGATGCTCATGCAGTCCTCGATTGATGTCGAAGCCTTCGTTCGCATGAATCTCGCCAAGGGTCTTGCTGAAACCATCGACCTTGCGTTCTTCTACGGCTCTGGTGACCAGGGTCAGCCGAAGGGCATCAAGAATGTCGCTGGCATCAATGGCTTCAACTGGGCCGCTAACAACGCCCCGACCTTCGCCGAACTCGTCCGCCTCGAAACCGAAATCGGCAACGACAACGCTTCGACTGATGGTGCGGCCTATGTGTTCAACACGGCTCTGCGTGGCTACCTCAAGACCACTAAGAAGTTCTCCACTTCTGGTTCTGATGCCACGCTGTTCGAACCTGGCAACACCGTTAACGGCTATCGCACGGAAGTCTCTAACCAGATTGCCGCTGGCGATGTGTTCTTCGGCGACTTCAGCCAGGTCATTGTTGGACTCTGGGGTGGCCTCGAAATCACCGTGGACCCCTACACCAACAGCGACAAGGGCCGTCTTCGCATCGTCTCGATGCAGGATGTCGACTTCGCTCTCGGTCAGCCGTCCTCGCTCTGCCTCGCCTCCAACGACTAATCGGTTCTACATGAACTGACCATAGGGGTTCGGGCATTGACAGCCTGAACCCCTATTCATTTTCTGGATGAACAGACCCACAAATAATGAAACTGAAAATCACTCGCTCGTTCTTCCTCGCTGGCAAAGTCGTCAACCCTGGCCTTGTCATCGAGGTCATGGACAAGAACCTGATGCGAGAACTGGTCGCTACGAACAAAGCGTTCGCAGTTGCCGAGTCCACTCCTCTTTCCGAGAAGCCCATCGCCGCTAAGACCCCTCGGGCTAAGAAGCAGGTCGAGGCTCCGACCGAGCCGACCGCAGGCGAAGAACTCGTCTAATCGTGAAGGAGAATCTCGACATATTCTTCAAAGGCCCAGGAAGCCTGCTCGCCGAATTCAAGATTGGCGGGCAGGTCGTTCGGGTCAGGGGTTATTTCGAGGATGCCTTCTTCGACTCTAGTGTTGGTCAGGTCGTCCTGAACTCCCGCCAGCCTAGATTCATGTGCAAGGAATCAGATGTGGCAAAGGTGCAGAGAGACATGAAAGTGACCGTCAAGGGAGTCCAGTATGCCGTCCTTGAAGTTCAGCCTGACGGCACAGGTGTCTCAACAGTCCTGCTCGCCAATCAATGAGCGGAATAGGTGGCATCAGCGGCTTCGGTCGCTTCGGAGGCTTCCTAAGGATTAATCGCCGTGGCATCAGGGCTATTGCCAAGAGAGAGGGAGGCAACGAACACAACCGAGCGGTTCGTGAAGCGGTAAAGGACGCAATCAAGGAAGCAGGAAGCAAGTCCCTGCGTGATTACTCCGTCCAAAAGATTGCCGAAAAAACAGGACTCTCGCCTGCCATAGTCAGGAAACGCTCCCGAGTTAAGGTCACAATTCGCCGAGACGGAATCAGGGTCTGGTTCGGCCTGAACAACTTCAACCTGAGTCACCTGAACCCTAAGCAAGACAAGACTGGCGTGACCGCTGGCCCTGTTCGTGTTCATGGAGGCTTCATCATTAAGAAGTTCAACAATCAGGTGTTCAAACGAAAGGGCATCAAGCCCCTGCCAATCGTAAAGCAGGTGTATGACATCCGCTCCAAGGGCAGGGATGCCGTCGATGAGGTCTATCGTCACCTGCTTCAGAGTTTTGAGACGACCATGTATCGCAATGTGCAAACCAGACTTCGAACACGAGGACTCCTCGACTAATCTATGAGCGACAATCAGAAGGTCAATCTGACCACCCTGCACGAGAACATCAAGTCGGGCATCCGAGCGATGTTCACTACCCAGGCCGTCCCCACGGTCGATTATTACCGCAGGGTCGAGACTAGGGCCATCGTGCCTGCGGTCTTTTTTGAAATGACGGCAATCGACAACAATCCCGAGTCTGCCACCGAGCAGTTCGATGGAATCTTTCGCTTTAGTGCCTTCTGCATCGTTCCTTTCAACGCTCAGAACGCCAAACTCGCCGTTCGTGTCTTGGCGGCTAGCCTTGCCGAGAAGATTCAAGGGAAGCGGTGGAGTTGCCCCATTGGTCGAGCAAGGGTCACGCTTATCGAGCCTGACGACTTTGACCCCGAGAACTCCGAATATGAGTCTGTTCGTCTAGACTGGGAGCAAGAGGGCTTGCTCGGCGATAGCGTATTCAATGCTGACGGCTCACTTGCCCCTACCAGCGTCTGGCTAGGCTACTCGCCTAATGTCGGCCCTGGTCACGAGGCGGACTACATTCCGATTTTTCCCGAACTTGACGAAGAAGAATGAGCATCTATCGCCTCACCGAAGTCGAGCGTAGGCTCGCCAACATCCTGCGGGCTGGCAGGGTCGATTCCGTAGACTATGCGACCGCAAGGTGCAGGGTCGCCATTGGCAACCTCCTGACCGACCCTCTCCCATTCTTTGCAGAGCGAGCAGGGGATGACCGAACCTGGAATCCCCCGAGCGTAGGCGAACAGGTGCTTGTCCTTAGTCCTTCTGGGGAACTTGGTGCAGGCTTTGTCCTTTGCGGGATTTTCTCAAATGCCAATCCTGCCAACTCGTCCGACCAGAACCTTCACCGAACGACCTACTCGGACGGAACTGTTGTCGAGTATGACCGAGAATCCCATACCCTTAACATCAATCAGTCGGCCTCTGGCTCGTCCCTGACAGTCACGGTCAACGGCAACGCCAACCTTTCCGTAACAGGCAATGTTCTTGTGGAGGCTGACGGCAATGCCACGGTGTCCGCTGGTTCTCTGTCAACCGTAGAGGCTGGGACAAGAATCACCCTTACTGCCCCTGCCGTGCAGATAAACAGCACGGTGACGGTCACAGGTGATGTTGTCGCTGGCGGAATCTCGCTCAAGACTCACAGGCACGGAGGAGTCCAGGGCGGCCCTGGTCAGACCTCTGCCCCTGTCTAATTGCGTAAGCCGCAAAAGAATAAGAGGGGTGGCTCGTCTAAACTGACCAGATGCGAGGGACTGACTCACAGACTGGGAAAGCCATCAGCGGGCTAGACCACCTGAAACAATCCATCAGGGACATCCTAACGACCCCTGTTGGTTCTAGAGTCATGCGGCGAGATTACGGCTCAAGGCTCTTTGCTCTTGTGGATGCCCCCTTGAATCAGACTACGAAAGTTGACCTTTACGCCGCAACCGCCGAAGCCCTCCGCAAGTGGGAACCCCGCATCAAGGTCACAAGCGTTTCGACTCAGGGACTTGTTGCGGGCAAAATCGACCTTGAAGTGACAGGCACATACGGCGGCAATGCAGTCTCTCTTGTTGTGACCGTATGAGCATTTACACCCCTATCAATCTAGCGACTCTGCCCGCCCCTAATGTGGTCGAGCCTCTGTCGTTTGAAACCATTTTCAGCGAGATGCTTGCCGACCTTAAGAACAGGGACTCGGCTTTCACAGCCCTTGTCGAGAGCGACCCTGCTTATAAGATTCTGGAAGTCGCCGCATATAGAGAACTGCTTGTTCGCCAAAGAGTGAATGACGCTAGCCGCTCCGTCCTTCTTGCTTATGCGACTGGTGCAGACCTTGAGCAAATCGGGGCTTTGTTCGGGGTCACAAGAAAGACAATCGTGTTTGCCAATCCTGAGGCAAACCCTCCCATCGAAGCGGTATTCGAAGCAGACAATGACCTTCGCCTGCGAATCCAACTGTCCCTTGAGGGCTTGTCTACGGCTGGCCCTGCTGGTGCTTATGTCTACCATGCCCTGAAGGTTGCGACTGTGAGGGATGTCGCCGTTGAAAGCCCGACTCCTGGGGTTGTAAGGGTCACAATCCTTTCTCAGAACAGTAATGGTGCGGCCTCGGCCTCCGAAATCTCGCAGGTCAATGCCATCCTGAACAACGATGAAGTTCGGCCTCTTACGGACGATGTAATTGTTCAGGCCGCTCAGATTGTCACATATGCAATTCAGGGAACTATCTATGTAAATGACGGCCCTGACGCTAATGTAGTCCTTGGAAACTGCATCACAGCCGCCAATGCGTATGCCTCGGAGCGATTCCGAATCGGTGCTGACATCAATCTTTCTGGTATCTACGCCGCCCTGCACCAGCCTGGGGTGGATAAGGTAGTGCTTTCCGCTCCTACGCAGAACCTTGTCGTCAGTTCTACGCAGGCGGCTCGTTGCAATACCCTGACCCTGACCATTGGATGAACGACCTTCTGCCCATAAACGCTACCAAGCAGGAGAAGGCTCTCGCCCTCTCGGCGGGCCGAATCTCGTCTGTTCCTGTTCCTATCGGCGATTTGTGGAGTCCATTCACTTGCCCCGCTGGAATCCTGCCCTGGCTTGCCTGGTCGCTTGCCGTAGAACCTTGGAACTCCAACTGGACGGAGCAACAGAAGCGGAACGCAATCGACAAAAGCATTTCAGTTCATCGTTCCAAGGGAACAATCGGTGCGTTGCGTAGAGCGTTGGAGGCTGTCGGATATGAGTGCGTTGTGAACGAAAACACAGGCACGGCGTATACCTTCACAATTGCCATTGATGTCACAAATGGAGCGGCAAACGAAGCCGCCTATTCCGCCGCCGAAGAAATCGGAAACAAGGTGAAGAACGCTCGCTCGCATCTCATATCCGTTAACTCGCTTATCAAGCAGACTGGAATGGGGCTGAATGCCGTTGAACTTGATGGCCTAATCATTGAAGTAAAACCCTCTTAAAATCATGTCGTTTAACTGTCTAATCACTATTCAGGGTCAGGCCAAGATTGCCGCCGCAGTTGCGGCAGGCACTCAGGTTTCCGTGACTCATGTTGCCGTTGGTGACGGCAACGGCAATCCGACAATTCCAGGCGAAGGCCAGTTGTCCCTTGTCCGCGAGGTCTACCGCACCAACATCTCGTCCATTATCGTAAACCCTGCAAACAACTCGCAGGTCATTTTCGAGGGAGTCATTCCTTCGACTACTGGTGGATGGACTGCTCGTGAACTTGGTTTGTTCGACAATACGAACACTCTCATCGCCGTAGCCAACATCGGCGATGTCTATAAGCCTACGATTGCCGAGGGTTCGACTAGAGAGATGGTGGTTCGCATCATCCTGCAAGTGAACCAGGTGAACGGAATCAATCTCGTCATCGACCCCTCGTTCTATGTAGCAACCCGCTCGTGGGTCGAATCGAACTTCTCCGTTGCGGCTTTGCTCCCTGGCGGGACCACAGGTCAGATTCTCCGCAAACTCTCCAACGCAGACGGAGATACCGAATGGACTGACCCTTTCACCGCTCAGAACATCACGGTGAATGTCGTCGAAGAGACACAGACCCTTGCAAGCGGTCAGACTGTTGTTAACCTTGCAACGGCAACGACTGCTGGGGTTGCCGTATATGTTGAAGGCATTCGCCTTCGTCCGTCTCAACTCACGATTGATTCTGCTATCAGGTTCACCCTTGCTCAGTCATACCCTGCTGGCTCTAAGTTGGTGGCTGTTCAGAATGACCCTTCTGCCGCACTAGACTACCTGCGTGGCGTAAACAATCTGAGCGAAATCCCGAACAAGGCTATTGCCCGCACTAATCTCGGGCTAGGCTCTGCCGCTGTGAAGCCTGAGACAGACTTCACTCCTGCCAACACCGCTGTTCCCATTGCTGGCGGAACAATGAGCGGCCCGCTAATCTTGTCTGACAATCCTTCGGCAGACCTTCAGGCGGCTAACAAGTCCTATGTGGATTCTGTTGAGCGATACTCGTCCTATGCTCAAAACACAGACGAAGTAATAGGCAACGGAGCATGGACTGCAAAGGTTCTCTGGGCAGACACCCAGGTTGTCGGGTTCAGGCAGGTTGAGTTTAAGTTCGGTATTTTCGTGTTCGGTTGTAACAACGGAGATAACTCTGGTGGTATGTGGTGGAAGTTTGAAGTTCTCGCAAAGGCTGATGACGAAACCAACGAACACATCATTGCTTCCTCATACGCTTACTCTGGTGGAAGGCCGTTTAGTTATCGTGCTTACACTCCGCAGTCGTTCCTTACTCCATCAAATGTGGATTTGACGAACAAGAAACTGAGCATTCGTGTCAGTTGCTGGGGTCAATGGGGAGGCGACTATTTTGTTTATTACAGCAAGGTTTATGGAAGTCAGGGCATGGTGAGCATTAAGAAGGTGCTGTCTGCCGCTCCTATACCTACTGGCTATTCGTCTGTCACTCAGGTTGCCAATGGCATCATCGGCTCTTGCAACACAACTTTCCCTGATGGTGCAGGATATAGGTCGCTGATTTGCGTTGGTGGTCAGCAGTGGTAAATCTAACAAAATAGACATATGACAATCTCCGAACTTCAATTCGCTAAAGACATAAAGAAACTCCAACTCCGTGAGGCTCGCTCAAAAGTCCTTGCGGCCCTGGATGTCGAGTTCATCCGTCTGCTTGAGTCAGGTTCTCTCACGAGTCCTGAAATCGCAGAGGTCGTTGCAAAGAAACAAGTCCTGCGAGATGTCACCTCTCTAGTGGATGAGGCCACGACAATCGAGCAGGTTCAGGCGGTCAAACTCCCTGAATGACTATGATTGTTCGCCGTCCCGCAACTTTTGTAAGGAACTGCACTTATGCTCCTAGTGCAGACGAGCCTGCTACCCTTGCTGGCGTTGAGGTGCTTTGCGGCATTGAGACTTCCGACAAACAGTATCACCCTATCGAGGTGACGGTCTCTGGTGACGACATTCATTTTACACTTAGAGCAGAAACCGCAAACTGGTCGCTTGGAGACGCTCAGATGGATATTCGCTTCAGCACAAACGGCCTAGTATGGTTCACTCAGATTATTGAAGTCGAAGTTCAGCGAACAATCACTCGCCCGACACCCTGATGATTATCATCCAAGAACCTGAAGATGGCTCAGTCTCCGTTGGAGGCTCTGCAAATGTGATTCAGTTGGAGACAGGGATGCCTGGCTCAATCCCTGGCCCTGTCGGTCCTCGTGGCCCTCAAGGTGTGCCTGGCCCTGCTGGTGGCCCAGTCGGGCCTCAAGGTGAGGCTGGCCCTATCGGGCCTCAGGGCGTTGCTGGGCCTCAAGGCGTAGCAGGCCCGCAAGGGGCTAAGGGTGAGGCTGGCGAGGCTGGCCCTATCGGGCCTCAGGGCGTTGCTGGGCCTCAAGGCGTAGCAGGCCCGCAAGGGGCTAAGGGTGAGGCTGGCGAGGCTGGCCCTATCGGG